GGTATATCGGGAGCGACCACACCGCCATATTGCTCTCGCGATTCGACTACGAAGATGCGTTGGAAGAAGTGCGCGATAGATTCGGGTCGGAAATGGACAAGGAGGAGTGTAAGAATGCGGCGGTGTTTTTCGCGGGGGCGAAATGGTTGAGAGACCGGACGACGGTAAAGACGGTGTATTTAGGCACGGGCATGGACGAATTGGTGGGACCGAACGCGGAACCAGACCCCATTGAGTACGACAAAGAGGCGAGAGACGGGTTGCGCCGGTTTCCATATAAGGCGGGACTCACCGTAGATAGGTGTTTCGGGACGTTCGGAATCGATATACAGATGCCGTTTTTGAATAGGGATTTGGTGGATTTCTATTTCATGTTGCCGGTGTTTGTCCGAATGGAAAGTCGAGAGAACGTTGAAACGAGTTTTTCATTGTCCATAACGAATCCGTTTTTGGATAAATATTTGAATTGGGATATTGTGAAATGCAAGGCGAAATCGCCGCTTAAAAGTGCTTTTAGCCGGTTTTTATAATAGGTGTATTGATTTTATCTTAGTCGTATCTTGGGACGAGATTTTCTGAAGTACATTCAAAATGAATATTGTATTATCGTATTTTTAATAGAATTTAATCCAGATAAAATCATCCGAATTACACGTAGTGGGTTAGAATTGTCAGTTACATAAATAATTGCGGCGACTGCATAATTGGTGTCATAATTATTTACACAACTATATAAATATCAAGTATCCTATCTGGAAATTTTTCATCCGGAATCGGTTTAATACAGAATCATTTTTTTGTGTATTTTAATACTATTAGTATACATTATACAATGGTGCAAACCGTAAACACATTAGATGTTCTCTCTATGTCCACTAGCAGTGACGCAACCCTACGTCAACAAGCCGGTATTATTGTGTCGAGTCAAGGAATCGTTGCAGACAGTAGTTTTACAACATACAGTACTGCAAACGGTTTATGTTATGATAAACCTTCATCAGCTACAGGTGGTAATTTTAACTGGTATTTATTTTCGAATACCAGAAGTGCACCTGCTGCATTGCAGATTCCAGCAGGCACTACACTATCGAGCTTAGCTAGTTTAAGCACTAACATTACTGTTGATTTTTCTTATTTTAACAATGGTACTTCCGACTCCAACCCTATCTTTTTAAATATATACACAAAACCAACAGGTACAAATGATAAAGTAGCCGGCTTTTATAAATCAAGAGTTAATTTTGTAGCGAATCAAGTGGGTTCGTTGTTAGGAACTATAATAAATCATCAATTGAATTTCGATTTCAGCATTTTCAGTGACGCCTCATATATAAGTCAATTGACTGGCCCTAGCATAGCGACAAATGCTGCGGCTCCATACAGTGCAGTATTAAATGAGGAAATACAATACATTGTGTTAGGAAGTTCAACCTCAGACAGAGATGTAAGTATTCATATTAATTCTGCGGTTTTAACAAATTCTAGTGTTGAAAACCGACTATTGTTTTCCAGTGCAACATATCGCTCAATCGTGCCCGCAACTATTGTTCACGGGGAATTGTCGATTAGCACAAGCGATAACAACGACCTATGGTTTTTAAATAACATTGAATCAAATATTATAGATGATTTGTCAACGGCACTTTACTTGGAAAATCAAGGTCAAGGAATTATTCAAAGTGCTGTCATTACTAGAATAATCGGAAACAATGTGTATTTTGACGTAACAACCAATCAATGCACTTCAGAATCGTTAAACGCATTAATCAGTCATTTAAGTAAACTGAAGTTACCTTCAACATCATCCGCTATTATTAGTAGTACCAACGCTGCAACAGTAACAATCGTCGGGTCTTTGAACACTCCGCCAGCGTTTGTATCGGATGTGTGTTTTCCCGCCGGAACATGTGTTAGAACAGACCAAGGTCTTATTCGAATTGAAAAAATAAACCCGGAGATTCACACCATTCGTAAGAAACATATCGTAGCGGTCACGAAAACATTGTCAAAAGACAAGCATTTGATTTCTATTGAAAAAGACTCTTTATTTGAAAATGTGCCATCCGAGAAAACGGTTATTTCTCAAAAACATAAAATTTTCTATCAAGGGAAAATGTATGCAGCAAATCATTTTGTCGATATTTTTAAGGGTGTTGAAAAGGTAAAGTACCATGGTGAATCTTTGTACAACGTGTTGTTAGAAACCCATGAAAAAATGATTGTGAATAACATGTTGGTTGAAACATTGCACCCAGAAAACGAAGTTGCAAAACTATTTCGTCGTGAATATCCCGAATTCAATGACGACCTATAGACTGGTTGACTCGTTATGCAGAAACAAACACTCCTATTGAAATGGACTAAATGGACGGTATATTTCAATCGAAATAATTGTAAAAATTGATTTAAAGATTCCCGGCTAAGGTATGTATCCACCCCACTCCAACTACCATGCAAACTCGTTCTCAAACCCGCAACGTAATGTCGAATTCGACCTCCGCTTTGTCGGAACCAAGAACCAATCATCGCAAGAATGAGAGCCCCAGGGTTTCTCCGCGACTTTCGGCCGTAACACGCTTCCATTTCGACGAGGAAGAGACGTTCGAAGACGAAGACACCGATTCTAGTTCGGAATACGACCCCAACGAATACCCAGTCGATATTGATTTCGACGAGGCGTCGAATGCTTGGCGCGCCAACAAGCGTTCTACCGGAAATGGGTGTTTCAAGTACACGAAGAACGCATTCCAGGAACCCAAGAAGACTCGAGAGGCGAATCCGGAAAACACCCATTCCATGAGTTTACGAAGCCGAACTAGAAACTCGACTAATAGGTGGTAAATGTGAATAACCTTCGGTAAATGCAATATGCGAACCTTCGGTAAATGTGAATAACCTTTGGTAAATCAGGTAAATAACTACTAAAATACAATTTTTTACAAAAAATCGTATTTTTATATTCAAATAAGGGAGGGATTATGAATCCGCAATGTGGATTTGTCATCCTTTAATGAAAAGCAGGGGTTTGGAAGGGGGCTAAGAATCCGTAGGATTCGAATAGCCCCCTCCTTTAGAAGTCTGCCGCAAATTCAAACACGTATCATTCAAATAAGGGAGGGTTGGGAAGGGTAAAGAAACCACCGCGCCTTCAAAATCCGCCAGCTTGCGCGGCGGATTTATTTATGGTGGTTTCGAATCCGTAGGTTACTACGAAGTGCCTCCTTTAGAAGTCCGCCGCAAATTCAAACACGTCTTTATCCACCGCCTTGTTCGCCAACGCATATTCCGAATTCGTTCTCTCGAAAAAATTCACTTTCGTCTCTACACTAATCAATTCCATGAAGGCAAACGGGTTCGCGGACCCGTATATCTTGTCGTACCCGAGTTGCAACGAAAGCCGGTCTGCCACGAACTCGATATACTGAGACATGAGTGTCGCATTCATCCCAATCAACCTCACAGGCAACGATTCACAAACAAATTCCTTCTCGATTTCCGCCGCTTCTCTCACGATTTCCTGGACGCGTTTTTTCCCCAATTTTCTCTCGAGTTTCGTATACAAAAGCACCGCGAATTCCGTATGCAAGGCTTCGTCCCTACTAATAAACTCGTTGGACAACGTGAGTCCAGGCATGAGTCCCCGCTTCTTTATCCAGTAAATGGCCGCAAACGAACTACTGAAAAAAATGCCTTCGACACAAGCGAAGGCCACGAGTCGCGCTCCAAACGACGACCGATTGTCCGCTATCCATTTCTTCGCCCACGCCGATTTCTTTCCGATACAAGGATAATGGTGTATTCCGTCAAACAATTTCGCCTTGTCCTCTCGATTCTGAATATAAGTGTCGATTAGCACGCTGTACATTTCCGAATGAATGTTCTCCATCATGATTTGGAATCCGTAGAAAGCCCGGATTTCCGACACTTGCACATCCTGCATGAACCGCTGCGCCAGATTCTCCATGACCACGCCGTCCGACGCCGCGAAAAAAGCCAACACCATACTGATGAAATATTTCTCGTCCGCATTCAGCTTGGCCCAGTCGGACAAATCCTTCGACAAATCCACCTCTTCTACACGCCAAAAACAATCGACTTGTTTCTTGTACATTTGCCACACATCGTCGTAGCGTATCGGAAACATTACGTAGCGACTATCGTCTTCTTTGAGCATGGGTTCGACATGATTGGATGAGGCGGTAGGGGTGGAGGCCATTTCTTCTAAATAATATACTACACCTATATTTATCTCGTTTTTACTATATAATATACCGCATATATCGTGTGAGTAAGGACCGCGGGTTTGCAGGATTGGCGCTGCATACATCGAGTTGTCATTTGTCGCGGGGTTTCTCATCGAATCAATGCAGTCGTTATGCAGCGGATATGTGGCAATGACCGTACAATTTGTGCACACATTGATAACCAAATTCGCCACCATTTAGTAAATATGGGTGTATAGAATATATGACGACGACACCGGAAACACTTGGTCTTCCGAATGCAAAGAAACGCGGGCGTAAATCAAAGAAGCAGCAAGAGCAGGAGATATTGAAAGAATTCTATTCGGAGCAGGAACCGGAACCGACCATTCACACCAAAAAATCGGCCTGGTGTCAATGGGAGCATTTGTCGCCCAAAGAACGCGCGAATTTCGACTTGATGTTCACTAATCCGAAGAACCGGCATCAAGAGGCGTATTTGGCGGCATTAAGGGACCCCACGAAGAAAATAGTGGTGTGTACGGGTCCGGCGGGAACGGGAAAGACGCTTTTGGCGACAGAAAACGGGATACGCGCTTTTCTAAAAGGGGATGTGGAGAGATTGGTGTTTACGCGACCTTCGGTCGCCGTGGATGAAGATTTGGGGTTTCTCCCCGGTTCTCTCGAAGAAAAGATGGCGCCATGGATACGCCCCATTTACGACGTGTTGTACCAATTCGTTTCGCCCCAAGAAGTGACGGAATTCATGGAACAAAAGTTGATTGAAATCGCGCCTCTCGGTTTCATGCGCGGACGCACGTTCAAACACACCTGGATTGTGGCGGACGAGATGCAGAATTCCACTGTGTCGCAAATGAAAATGTTGCTGACGCGTCTAGGAGAGAACAGTCGGCTCATCATTACCGGCGATTTAGAGCAATTTGACCAAGCGGGCATTAACGGTCTCGACGATTTTCTCTCGAAATTCAAGGGTCGCCGGTCGGATAGTATCTCGAGTTTCGAGTTTGACAACACCGATATTCAGAGAGAAGACGTCGTGAGGGAAGTGTTGGAAATCTACGCCATGAGCGAAATACCTGGCGGCATCGAAACGACAAAAAAAATATAAAATCTATTGTATATAAAAGAATCCATGTCGAGCGGTTTAGACAAAACATTTCGAAGATTCACCGACCAATTAGTAAAGCCGAAACCCAATTCGATTTTGTATAACCGATATGTCTTGTATTTTGTCTTTTTCGTTGCTTTGTCGAACTTGTTTATCGCGGCGTTCCAGAATAATTACATGTTCTGCACGTATTTCGTGTTGATTGGATTTATCTTGACGTTTTTCAACAAAAACATGTTGGTGATTCTCGTTCTCACGATTGCGTTTGCCAATATATTGAGTGTTTCTACCGGAGGTTCGAGAGAAGGTATGGATACAAAAGAAGGCGCCGATGATACCCTTGAATACTCGGAACTGGACGCGGAAAAGACAAAGGATGTCAAGGCCAAGACCGATGTCAAGACCGATGTCAAGACCAAGACCGATGCCAAGGCTGATGCCAAAGGAGAGAAATCCAAAAGCGAAATGGTCGACGATTTGAAGAAAGACGCCGAGAAACTTATGGACACCCAAGAAAAAATCATTCGCGGGTTCGAGAAAATCGACCCTTACATGAAACAGGCCGAGCAGCTTATTGAACATATCGATACCACAGCCAAGAAAATCGAGAGTATCAACAAGAGCAAAACCGAACAATTCCGCGGATAAACGATAAATTCGCCGCAATATGATGTTATTATATAATAACATCATGTCAGAAGTTAACGAAAGTGGAATATTGATACCGAATTACAACAATCGGGCTCAAAGTATTACGTCCGATTGGGCGAGTCTTCTCTCGAGTATAGCATCCTCCGGAATGAGTAATGCGGTTAACGCTGTTCAGAGAACGGGCTATGATAATTCCCGGTTATCGCAAGTCGGGACCGACCCCACTGCAGCTGCAGCTACTCAGCAACAGCAACAACAAGCACAAGACCAGCAACAAATCCAGTCCGATTCCGATGCAAGTAAACAAAAAGCAAAAGACGAGACAGAAGGAGCAGATGAGAATAGCAGCGACAGCTTCCTTTTAGCCATGATATTCAAAATCGTGCCCATTGGCGTGAATGTTCTCAAAAAAGGTCCCGTACTAGCAGACGGTCTCAAAAACATTGCATTGGGCATTGCCAACATGATTGCGAACTTGGCCATGCTTTCCATCGTTCTGTTTATTGACACATGGACGTTCACCGTACAATGGTTTTATTTCGTGTTCACCATGTTGTTGTGTATGGTATTCAATTTAACCAATTTACCCAAATGCATCCTGTTTTACTTGTTCGACTTGTTCCTGCTTGCCGTCTTTATGTTTATCATGTCGGTTCTCTTGCTGATTGACGTGTTTTTCGGCGTCAAAAAGTACGTTGGAATAAGTTGTGTAGGAGCTCTCATGATGGCCATTGGGTCCATTGGCCAAATCGATGCCGCGATATACGGAGCGACCGGAGTACATATGTTTAATTATCCGGATTTCATTCTGAATTTGTGTTATCGATGCGAGATGGCGGGCAATTTGTCGGGATTCTACAAAGCTGCCGGGAAAATGGGATACGATTTAGGTGTTTTGGTACCGGATGGAATAGGAGGGCCGATTGGCGAATTTGCCGGCGGAATCGGTCAAATCGTAAGCATCTTTTCACTGTAACGAAGTTCGCTGTAATTCCTTTGAATTCGATGTAACGAAGTTCGCTGTAATAAATGGGGCATTTTGTCACCTTATTATAGAATGCCAAGAGGAGGATACCATTTTACCGGACATATTACAGATGGAATTCGTATTCCCAATTATCGCCGAGGAATTTCCACCCGTTTCTCCGATACACTCGATAATTTGAGAACGGCCGGGTTGCCACCATCCTATTCCTACGTATCCCCACCTTCCCAGGATACCAACTCGGATATTAATGGTGTGGGAGACCTCATGAACGGTTTAGGGAATTCTCTCGATAGCGCAGTCGCCGGGTTCGGGTCCGGCGGCGCATTTGCTAACGCGACGTCTTCCTTCACTCGAAGCTCAAACACCGCTGGTAGCGGAAACAATGCAGATGGGTCCGAAAGTCGCGGTGGTCTAATCATGCAACTCATCGGTATTATCCAGTCCGTGCTCACGATACCCATGCGATTCATGAATGCATTTCAAGCGCTGACAAATGCGGGTATCGCACTAGGACTTGGCGCGGAAGGGCTTGGTGAATCCGCCGTGCTAGGAATCAAAGACATCTTGATTCTCATTGTGGCTATTTTGAAGGTGTTTTTCAAATATTTGAAATGCATCATCAGTTTTGTGTTGACGACTGTTTTCGGCGGATGTTTTATTCCCCACGTTATTACGTTTTTATTCTATGTGCTCTATTTGATTTTCCCCGTGACCGCATTTATGGTGTATAGTGCGTCAGGGTTCGATTTGGAGCCGTACATTGATGCGTTTTTCGACATGATACATAGCTACGACGATTCTCTCGTCGAAGCCGGAACCATGCCATTTCATGTGACGCGATGGCCCGATTGGATAAATATGTGGTGTTACATGTGTTTCTTCGAGGAAGTCCATCTAAAAGATGTATTGGATGATGTCATGGTCGTCAAGCAAATCGGGGATTTGATTACACACGATTTCAATGTAACGATGCCGCGATATATGCGCCCGGCAATGGGCCCAGCGGTGTCCGCGAAACAACATTTGGATGCAGCCATGGAATAAGGCCACCGATGCAGCCTTATGGCCACCGATGCAGCCTTATGGCCACCGATGCAGCCTTATGGCCACTAACGGAATAATATACAATATTTTATATAGTATAGATAAATGTCGTGGACGTTACAATCCTCGAATGGTGCATTTTCATTGTTTAGCAATGCCACTGGCGAACGATTGCTAAGAACAATCAACAATCAACTATCTACATCATTGGATTACGGTGTAACTTGGTCGAATCCGATTGGAATAGGCCCAATGACACAGAATCTTATAGTTGCCGCTGATTCAACACTTCAATATGTTGTCGCCATAGGAGTTGGTCCTATAGGTGCCACGGCCGTTCAGATTTATCGTTCTACAGATTTTGGAAACACGTTTTCGGTATTGTCCAATTCCCCCTCCTGTATATGGGGAGCGATAACAAGCGATTCTACGGGACAACATATAGTAGCGGGGACTGGTAGTTTTACCAATCCCTCGTATTATTCTCTCGATTACGGAAACTCCTGGACACAAGTTACAGGAATTGAGTCGAACTATAATGTGGTTCAATTAGCAAGTAGTGCGAATGGACAATATGTGGTAGCATCAGCAGGTGACAATGATTTACAAGACACCTATGTATCGAGTGACTATGGTGCAACATTCACAAAAAATACACGATTTACCACTGGAAATAATTATGGTATAGGAACATTTGCCATGGATTCTACTGGTCAATATGTCATAATTACAATTTTACGCGGGGATTCTCCTGGTGTGTATCGGTCAACAAACTATGGTGTATCATGGTCAATATTAAACTTGCTGAATAGTGCATATACAAAAACAGCCAGTGATTCTACTGGACAATATTTATCAGTGGTAGATACAACAAATACCTCATTGTATTTATCGGAAGATTATGGTTCTACTTGGGTGTTACAGACCATAGATATTAACGCTAGTTCACTAAACATATCCAGCGACCATTCTTCCTACTATATAGCATCAAGCAGTGAGATATACAGAACCGGAACTGATATTCCCGTTGCCCAAGTCCCCTGTTTCAAAGAAGGCAGCAAAATACTGACCGACAAAGGATATGTAGAGGTTCAGCACTTGCGAAAAGGCGATTTAGTCAAAACAATGTTACACAGCTATGTCCCAATCAATATGATTGGATACAGAGAAATCGACCATATTGCCACAGAAGACCGTATTAAAAACCAATTGTATAAGTATACCCAGGCCTTATATCCGGAAGTATTTGAAGATTTGGTACTTACTGGATGTCATAGTATTTTAGTGGAAGAATTCAAAGACCAGTCGCAAATAGATAAGACATTGGAAATTAACGGGCAATTATACATTACTGACAACAAATATCGACTTCCTGCGTGTGCGGATGACCGTGCGACCGTCTACGAAACACCCGGAAAATACACGATTTATCATTTGGCGTTGGATAATGAGGACTATTACATGAATTATGGTATTTATGCAAATGGGATTCTCGTGGAAACGTGTTCAAAACGGTATTTGAAATAACTATCGAATATGTAACTCATCGAATAAATACATAATATGAAAATGAATACATATTATGTAATTACCAGAATAACTCTACACATTAATATATAAATGGTCGCAAAATCGTCTTCCGGGAAAAAATGCATTCCCGGACTCATTTGTATTGAAAACATGACGCTTTTTCTCGTTGTCATCATTGGAATAGGTGTAGTGTATTTACTCTATGTGCATTTCAAACGCGAAGAAAGAAGAAGAGGAGAATATGAGAGACCACCTACCATCGTTGTCCAAACACCTCCTTCTCCTCCTCCTCTTCGGTATTCCGCCGAAGATGTCATGTATATGACACCGCCTCTCAAAACCGTCGATATTCGCGGCCCCGTTCTCCCCGTCAACGTGGCCACCAGTTCGTATAACACCGCCTATCAGCAAGTGGGCATTCTCACGAAAAACGGGAGAGAAAACCCCACGATTCTCCCGCTTATGGGCCGCAATTTGCTCAATGGTCGCGATAAATGGCAGTATTATACGGTGTCGAATACGCCCGGGGCAGGAATCAATAGCCGACTTCCCATTAGCGTGGACGGCAAAAGTTGCACGGGTGAATATGGGTGTGACAGTGTATCGAACGGGGACACGGTCTATGTCGAAGGATACAACGAAACCTTTAGGGCAACCATTTACGAAAATGCGCGGCTCAATTACATTCCTTATTGATTTCAATAAAAATGTAGTGCTTCTATACTATATAGAATGGCCACGGTGTATTATAATTTCGATAGTATCACGGTAAGTCTGGCTGGCCTGAATACAAAAAGTGTGATTGCGGCGACTCAGGCAAACGCGTCAACGAATATACTATACAAAGACCTTCCCTATTTTATCAACCAATTGTATTTTTACCACGATACGAATGCAAACCAGAATTATTTTGTAGTGCAGACAACGGCGACTCCCGGCGAATTCAATCAGTGTATGTTTTTAGCGATTCCTGTTGACTCAGACTCCACTAAGACAGACACGGATATCGACAAATTGTTTGGAGGAACGAGCGGTTCAGCCACCGTGAATATATCCGCATGTTTGACCGATGGCGATAATGCGAAAATATACACGGCTACGGAAAATGGGTGGAATACGGTGATAGTGGACAAACACTATATGATTAAAAGCAATCTTACCACAAATAATACGGTTACACATATTGACCACTTTACGCTAAACGGAGGAAGCATTTCGGCTACCATACAAAAAAACAGTTTTGGATGGAAAATGACATGCGATTTGTTGGGGGAAGACGAAGATGGTGGAGAGGTCAATGTACCCGCGGTAAAAATCGACAGCATGGATACGATGGCGCTCATTGTGACGCTGCTGCTTGTTGTCAGTTCTTTCTACTTGTCGGTGCCCGTCATTTACAAGTTTTACATTCTTCCCATTGCCATGACCCGTACGGAAATGCCTTTAGCGAGTATCGACATGTTTTGGACTGCCATATCGGTTTTGACGATTTTGTCTTTGACCAGCTACGGTCTGAAAGCACAGCAACCCTCGTACTATTTTTTCGCCTTTACCGTAGGTCTCATTGTGTTTATATGCAAAAAATGGGTACAAGATAATATTGGAAACGTATACACCAATAATTCAGCCGAACTCAATTTGACCATGACCGCAAATTCCGCTACGGGTAAAGGACCCACCGGAGTCGACCCGGGTTATTTTACTGTCTATTTGAGCGGAGACAAAAGTGGATTTAATTACAAAGCTATTCTTGCCGTATTCATTACCATGACTACATATTTGGGAACAAACATCGCGAGTTTGGCTTCGTCGTCCGATGCGAGTACATATAGCGGAGCGATTTTGTCATTTATCGGAATGGCCATATTCACTACCGCCATGTTTATGGACAAAATCAACTGGAGTGTCCTCCTATTTGGAATTATCATTGCCATTGTCACGACGACACCGATGATAGCATTCAGTGTAATGAACCGAATCACTGCCGCCATGACAAAATAACGTCCGGTAAAACAAATATTATTCGTATAATAATAATATTTGTAATGCGTGTAATATATGGCAAAAGCCGACGTTTAATACATGGCAAAAGCCGACCAGACGTTAATATATCGACGCTCCTACACTCGATTTATCCGCCACGGGATGGAATGTGGTCTGGACAATGGCTCCAGGATGGTCGCTCTTTCCTACCGGCGCTCTCACCGAAATGACCTCCTCTTCGAGAGTGGGACCCGTCAAAGGATTCATGGCTCGCAAATCGGCGTCCTTCTCAACTTGGCTAGGAAGAGGTTTCGGCACACGGCTCGCCATCTGCATGGTGCCAATCGGAATCTGCGAAGCCGGCGCGGCATAATGGTTCCGGCGGAGCACCTCATACACTACGAAAATGTACAAAATGCCTAAAAGAGGATTGGTGTAGACGAACAGCGAAATGGTCACGATAAACATGAAGACGAGGCCGAGAGGGGAGTCGACGTAGGGCACGAACCAGCTAGGCGTCGGGACGGGAAACACGATATACAAGACGAATACGACTAAAAGACCATAATCGATGGGAGATAGTGTTTTGAAATCAATCATTTTCATTTTTCGTAAATATACTATACCGCCATATTTTTAGGTGGATGATGACCATGGGAAAGAGAGAGTGTTGGGAGGGGCGAACGGTTGGTGGGCGCCGGGATACGCCATGAGCGCAATCGTCGAATTGTAAAAGTAGGCGTACATAAACAAGAGTATCATGCCAATGGCGAGCGTTCCGAAATATTTCATGGAAAGAGTCTATATGTTTTCATTATCTAAAAATTGAAGAAGAATAAAGGAATCACGAGAGATTATAATACCTAGCACCATGAATTCCAAAAGACGATTTTTCAAAAAACCGGAGAAGGTTGTCGCTGTAGAACCCGCGTTCTCGCAAACGTTGACGACATGTCTCGGTTCCAAAGGCTACACTCTATTGAAATCGGAACTCTCCGACGCCGAAATAGGGCGAATCAAAAGTATGTTGACCGTGAAACCTGCGGCCGGCGCAGTGACCTATGGACCGGCCACGCAAATCGAATATCCGGTGTATCGCGAATCCGGGAAAAAAATCTATATGCCGCGCTATTTTGGCGAGAGATGGTTTGGTCCAGTGAAATCGGTGTCGATTCCTCCGGGTTCGGACATTGACGTGCCGTTTTCGGGGGATTTGAAACCCATGCAAGTACCCGTCGTGGAGAAATATTTCGAGAGAATCGGGTTCAAAGAAGGGGGAGGTCTCTTAAACAGTCGAGACCACGGCTCCAGCTCCCTAGCGGTCGACAAGCGTAGCGATGGTGGTGCCGGTCTCTTGGAACTCCCTTGCGCTTTCGGAAAAACCGTCCTCAGTCTCAACATCATCTCTCGCCTAAAGAAAAAAACCCTCGTCATCGTGAATAAAGAGTTCTTGCTCAATCAATGGATTGAGAGAATCGGCCAGTTTCTCCCCACTGCGCGCGTCGGTAAAATCCAGGGCCAAGAAATCGACATCGAAGACAAAGATATCGTGTTGGGCATGCTGCAATCCATTTCCATGAAAGATTACGACGCCGCCGTCTTCTCCAGTTTCGGGCTCACGATTATTGACGAAGTCCATCATATCTCAAGTGAGGTGTTTAGCAGAGCCCTGTTCAAAATCGTCACACCTTATATGCTCGGGCTGAGTGCCACCATGGAACGCAAAGACGGCACTACCGGCGTTTTCAAGATGTTTCTTGGTGAAGTCGCGTTCAAAGGCGACCGCGACGAGAAACACGACGTCGAAGTACGTGCGATAGAATTCGTGTCGAGAGACACCGCATTCAACGAGACGGAATACGATTGGCGAGGAACGGCCAAGTATAGCACCATGATTACCAAGTTGAGCGAATTCAACGATAGGAGCGAGTTCATTGTGAGAGTTCTCAAGGACCTCGTGGCAGAACAGCCGGGAGCGCAAATCATGGTTCTCGCCCATACACGTGCCTTGTTGACCTATTTAGGCGAATCGATTACACATAAGGGGTTCGCTACCGTGGGATTCTATGTCGGCGGCATGAAAGAGGCAGCGCTCAAGTTGACGGAGGAGAAACAGATTGTTTTAGCGACGTACGCCATGGCAGCGGAGGCGCTCGATATCAAAACCCTGAATAGTCTAGTGTTGGCCACACCGAAGACGGACATTGTGCAATCCGTGGGCCGTATTTTAAGAGTGAAACACGACAAACCTATTGTGGTGGATATCGTGGACAAACATGAGGTGTTTAAGAAACAATGGTTCCAGCGCCGGCGGTATTTCAAGAAATGCGAGTATTTAGTGAAAATGACGGACTCGGAGCAGGGGTATTCGAAAGGTCAATGGAAAACGGTTTACGCGCCGAATACCAATGTGTGCGTTTTGGCAGATTCGGAGGAAGACGGAGAGGACGAAGTCCCGAAACAAGGTAAGTGTGTGGTGAATATCGAAGGATTGGATTTCGACACGGAACAAATATAAGTGTATAATGTATAATGTCTACTTATGCAACATTAGATGAAATTTATCCAAATAAAAATAAAGGAGGAGAAATCATAATTTATGATTATGAAAATTATAAAGAAAAATATATAAGAGACTTCAGTAAACCTGGTACATCTGGTACATACAAAAAGGTTAAGGTTATTATACGTGAAGTTTCTGATGATTCCAATATTGGAAAGACAAATATAAAAGAATTAATGGAAAATAACAATTCATACACAGAAATTACCCCCGTAACTATTGAAGATAAAACCTATCATATGACCCGTGTTATAGATAAAATAGTTGTAAAAAACAAAACCATGTATAGGGTAACTGAAACTACTTTGGGAATTCCAGGTAATTTAAAGATTGCTAAACGTCGTCAACAAATACGTACCCCCATTCAAAACAAAGAATTTTCTTACACTAAAAAAGAATCGAATAAAGAACCGGAATCGATAGAAGATGAAGCAACTGTTGAATTATACGTGGAGGATTTACCATTTGACAATGATACATTTGAGTATAAAGGTGTCACATACAAACGAATTGAAGTGAAGAGGGGGGGGGGGGAGAAAACGAAAAACGAAAAAAATCCGCACCAGAAAAGGTCACAAACGAATCCGAAAAACAAGAAAAAGTCGTCGTTAATAATATTTTTTATGGATAAAAAAGAATATTATTTACATCCGGAACATTTTGAGCAACGCGCTCTTGGCTTTTCTCAACACCCCTTTTTTCGCCGTGCGTCTGCGTTTTGTTCGTCTTACCTTGCGACCTTTTGTTGTTTTCGTTCCCTTTTTACCGCCTTTGAGTACCGGTGCATGGTTCATCGCATATTCGTATTGGCTGGGTGTATACACTCCTGCTCCACCCGTACCCAAACTCTTTGACAATATACTCATATCTTGGTCTAAACGCGCAGCCATAATTCTATACACTACCTACATACATTTGTTCTCAGGTGTCTCATGTGTCTCGGATGTTGTGTGTTTGCATCATACACCAATTTTCCGATGGGCACGATTCTCTCGTTTTCGCCGACAACACGTACCGGCACCCATTTCTTGAATTTCGAATGGAACGCGCATTCAATGTTCGCCACTTTCTCTAAATCCACATACTTCGTATCGTCCGTGTTCTCGAAATCGTCTTCGTCGTCCGATTCCTCGATATAATCCAGATTCCGGTTCTCTCGAATCTTGCGGAAAATCGAGTTCATGAATACACTCGTCTTATACGTCGGCATCCCTAATAACCCGCAATACGTCGGCAGCCCGTTCGAACCGTAAGCATACAAATGATAAATGTCGAATTGCACATCGGCCACCACTTGGAACACGGCAGGTTGCCGGAACTGCGGTTTCGCATAGTCGAATTTCGGGATTTGGACGACCGGAGCCGGTGCTTTGTCCACAGGTTCGACTTTCACAACAAGACCTTTACGTGGAAACGCGACGTTGATATAGGGCGCATGACGCCGCATCTCTCGATATTGAATATGGTGTGTAGGGTACGCCGGTTCGGCTGGCATGACACAACCGATTTCGTCGCCCGCTTTCATTTCCCACATATAGGGTAGCGCGAATTGACCACTGGGATAAAACGTTTTTATGAAGTCGTGTAGAGCAGCGATGCGGTCGCCGAAACACAAATTGGCGAGATGGACCCCTTTCCATACATAGATGTCTTCGATTAGGAAGCCGCCACTTTCGAGGCACGTGGCAAACACGACGGTCTCGAGGAGATAGGTGTCGGGGACAACGACGGAATCGAGAAGGCGAAGATGGACGGGTTTCCGGTCTTTGTTCAAATCGACCAGGTAGGCGCGGCGTTCGAAGAACCAGACGAAATGTTTTTTTCCCATCGGGCAAGCGAGAGCGACAGAATCGGAGGCGCAAACTTTCTTATGGTGGACGGTTTCATAGGAAAGTTCGAAGTGAGGGAATCGCGACAAATTAGGTGTAGTCATTTTGCAAGAGTGTTGGAATAAATACCTGCGATAGGTTTATGTAGGTTTTCAAATTCAATTTTTATGGGACCCCAACAACTTCATTTCGATTTCTTGTGGACCATCTCGTTTCTCTCGTTTTTCTTGAATTTGGTACGCGTTTCGCCGGAGTACAACAACTCGCTGTATTCGGTCAATTGGATTTCTTTGGTCGGGTTTTTACTGATGGTTGCGCTCAATCCACACGGATTCTACGAATTGTATGGACCGACATTCCAATATATAGGGAATGTGTTGATTCCTGGGCTGGGGAATATAGTGATAGAACCGGTGTTTTATTTGGGCGCGATTGTATTCCATTTAGCGCCGGTTTTCCTGTTCCGAAACACCTATTCTTTGGGGCATGCCATGTGGCCGATGTTGGCCTATTTGGTGGTGTTCGGACCATATTTAGAGAGAATCTATCCGTTGGAAACGTGGAAAGTGGTGTGTATCGGAATCGCCGGAATATTGGGTGTGGAGCTTGTGACCAGACGTTAAGTGCCTTTACTTGGTATGTTCGGAACATATTTCATTTGTTCGCCATTAGCATACACCGTCAATGTTCCAAGTTTTTTTTTACTAGAATATTGTATTTCGCTTAAAATTTTATAATTATTATCCTTTATCATATCGCGAAGACACATAAATGCATCTGTCACATTGTTAATCCGTGTAGGATATCCGTGTTCATCATTTGGAGCTCTCCCTATTTTATCTGAATAGGCAAATTTTGATAGTAAATTCTTGTACATATTATCACCTAAATTGAAAAAAACCCTATCGTATCTTATACTTTGAAGTAATTGTAAATCGTGGCTACTGTTTTTTACGGACGATACTATGAAATATTTATTATCATCCGGATATAACCAGTCATATCCATAATTCCATCCACAATCGGGGTCGCATTTTTTGGTTTCACATAGTGTTTTAAATACCTGAGATGAATTCTCAAACCGTTTATCGTTTTCAAAACCCAACTTGTTATAATTGAAATAACATCTTCCATAATCGATGATTTTCGCGACATAGGAACTTTTAAAAGATATGGTTTCGTTTATATTCAAAACATAATTATATTCGATGTATTCATCTTTCAGGTCATATAACAAAACATTTGAATCGTGCAAGTCATAATGGGTAAAATGATTCGACAATACGGCTAGTGGCATATACACCTGAAATAATACACTAATTAATTCTACCTGGTTGAAATATTTGTCTTTTTTTTCCAACATCGAATACAAAGTAATCGCACTCGGAACCGATTGAACCAATATAGATAATAAATGTCTTGATGTGCATGTGGTATCGATATCTATGTGGTCTTTTATATCTATGTGGTCTTTTATATCCATGTGGTCTTTTATATCCATCTTGTCGCTTATATGTATTAGCTTTCGACACTCTGCTTTGGATGTTTTTTTGTTGTATTTACTTGATTTCCATGATTTATCGTCGTTGTATAAAAACAATCCATAGGTTTCCAAAAAACACGGGAAAAGGGGTATTAAGTTATTGATAAATTGGCCAACTAAGTATTCATAATACAAATTATCGCCATCTTTTTTTTGTTGGTTTGATTTAAGAATCGCGTTTGCCGAGTATCCTTGGCGATTATATTGAATGAGTTTGACAAATCCATTTTTCGATGGAACGCCAATTCGGATTGCGTTTCCATCCATATACTTGAAATCGGTGAATCCGTTGAAAAACTTATTTATTTCTTTGGTTTTTTTGCCGAACGCGATACAGACATCTGGATTCCGACATACACTATATAATTGGTGTTTTCTTTTTCGTGTATGAAGTCGAGAGATTCTATTAGCTGCTGTATTAGGAGATAAATTGGTTACGGGGTTTATTTTGAATTGATTCACTACCTCATTTGCGATAAATATTCTATTTTCATCCCTTTGTAACTTTTCTGCCTCTTTTTGTGCGTCTTTTGGAGACACTTCTATACGTTGTATTTTATTCGCGGAAAGTATTATGGAATCAACTGCTGGCTCGTTATGCTTGTCCTCCGGTGACAAACGTATTTCGTGGTGTCGTCTTGAATTCGAAGACGACGTATCAAGGGATATATCGGGGGTCTTTTTTAAGAATCCAGTGTTGGAGTTTGATAATTTTTCCCCACTATTTCGAACCGATTTACCGGCTTTCCACTTATGTATCTTACGGGTTTTACTATATTTCTTGTTCATTCGAGTTTCCAGTATACACTAACACAAGTTATTTCGTAATGTAGGCCGCGAGCTCTTTCATCATCCAGTCTTTTTCTTCTGGCGAGAGAAACACAGCAAGGTCGTCTTCTTTATCAACCGTCTTTTCGCTCAGTCCCGATTCGCGATTCTCTTGCAATTCGTCAATGATGGCCTTGTATTTGTTCGTCTGGAATTCGGCCATGTTCTTTTGTTTTTTGACAGAATAGGTGTTTTTCAGGTGGTCCCACAATTGATGGGCCAAAATGATAATGGCGAGAGAAAGTAACACGTTTATAATAATAGAATCCCACATGTGAAATAGACACGTCTATCTAACGCTAACGTATAGTCTTCAAATAGATTTTGCCTAAATAGGTAATTACGCGGGAATTAGTGTTTTCTTCGCGATTTTTTGCCGGACCGTCCCTTACCTCCTGATTTGACTGGTACAGCTACTTGAGCCGGAACTTGAGCTTGAGCCGGAACTTGAGCTTGAGCTTGAGCCGGAGCTTGAGCTTGAGCTTGAGCTTGAGCTTCTGGAGCTGGATTCGATGAAAACAAACTACTAATCCAACTTGTCGAAGCAGCAGGAGCGGCAGCGGCAGGAGGCTTTGCCTTTTCAGCGGCTTGAGCCTTGGCCAAATTCTCTTGGGCTTTTTTAAGTTGCGCTTTGGCTTGGTCCACGGCCTTTTTGGCACTTTCTACAGATAGAGTCGACCCAAAAATATCTAATAACCCACCGGCTTTCATCTCTTCCGTCTGGTTTTGTTTTTCGGATTTACGCGGCATTCGACTATATATACTTATAACATAAAACACGACACTATCGATATTCATAAATACACACCTTATTTATGAATAATAAATGAGGTGTAGAGAGAACCGGGAACAGGTGGGATTCTTGTCCCATCAAAAGGGAGGGTTTCGAAGGGAACCGTAGGTTCCCTTGTTAGGTGTAGAGAGAACCGGGAACAGGTGGGATTCAAATACATAGGATGTAAGGCGGAGCCCCCTCCTAGGGAGGGTTTCTTTGGTGGGGGTTGGGAAGGGGGCGTAAGAACCTGCCGCGCCTTCAAAATCCGCCTTTAATAAATCCGCCGCGCAAGCTGGCGGATTTTGAATGGCGGATTTATTTATGGCAGGTTTGAATAGCCCCCTCCAAGGGAGGGTTTCGAAGGGAACCTACGGTTCCCTTGTTAGATGTCGAGAGACACCGTATTCTTGTCTGACCGGTTCTTGCGTCGGTTCGACCTCTTCGGTATTCCTCCCGCAGTCATATCTTTGAGAGACGATACACTAATCATCGAATCATCAATACCGCTCGGGGTTTCCAGTGCCTGTTCGTGGATATTCACGGTCTTGGTCTTGAGTCCCGACAAAATACTGTCGATATCAGAACTCTGAGGTCCGCGCATTTCCGGTCGACTTGGTGGGGGTTGAGGTGGGCGCATTATCGGCGTGTTCGAACGATTCACATCTGCGTATCCCTGCCCGATTTCTTGTCCCGGAACGGTACCTCGCCCCATCGCCAAATCGGGCCGCCCTTGAGGATTCGTGAACTGCATCGCGCCAGGTCTAGGTGGCGGCGCCTGCGTCTGCGTATCCACCGGCTTGGGTGGCGGTCCGAACGCGGTATTTACCGTCGCTTCTGGATTCACTAAATTGTTGGCAAACGCGAACCCGGGACTCTTCTGGCTCATACTCTGCACGGTCGCTTGCGTAAACATCTTCATGAGTTCGGGGCTCTGCTTAATGACATCATTGAAACCAGGTGTAGCGGAAGAGAGGGCTCGGTTCGAAATACCGACCACGGCGGCGCTGAATCCTAGGCGCATCAAGAGCGCGAGTTCCGGCGCCAATTTGCCGCCCTTGTACTTCTCGTGCAGTTCGCCGAAAATATCCTCGTAACTCTCCATATCCTCCGACACTTGTTCTCCCCACCCGTCTAGATTCACGTCGAAAGGATTGAATGCCGAGTTGGCGTATTCGAGAGAATTGACGGCCGTCAAGAACCACCAGCCGTATAACTTGACGGCATCTTTGCGCCGCTTGTCTTCGAGCGCAGTCTCGTACTCGTCCTCGATTTCCTCATAATTGGAATCCATGGTGTAGCGATTGCCGTGTTTCAAGAGTCCCTTCTCTTGCCATTCGTCGAGTTTCTTTATCATTTCGCGCTTCTTGCGGCGTTTTGCGAACTCGCTCATGTTGGCGGAATTGGAACGCCAAGCATTGGTGGGTTCCGGGGGAATATCGTTGACTTTAGTGAATCCGTCCCAGGTTTTGGTATTTCCTACACTACTACTTGTAGATTGACCCAATTTCGAATCGGTTTGTTCGTATCCGGAAGATGATGCGGCTGCCGCTGCAGCAGGCTTCGACTCGGAGGACCCGAAACCGAACAAATTGGATGCGAATCCACTAATCGATTTGGTGGTGTTTTCGAATGTGGAACCGGATTTGGAAGACGAAGAACCGCCGGATAACTCGTTGAGTTCCGACTCGAGTTTGTCGATATCGCCTAAATCAATGTTGACGCTGCTTGACGCACTACGTTTCTTGTCGTTCATTAACAGTTCGATTCCGCCGAACGAGGTGTCGTTCTTAGGAGGTCCCTCGTTCAAATTGAGTGTAACGGGTTCTAAATCGCCTAAACCAATATCGATGACTTCCATTTCGACAAACTATTTATGATAGTCATACACTATTTATTTTTAAGTCCTCCGCACTAGTAAAGTTATTTTCGGTTCAAATACCACATCCCCTGCAAAAAACAGTCGGCCAAATCGTCTTTCTTTTTCGACGATTCGAACATTGGTTTCCATGATTCGAAATGGGGTGTTTCGTTGAGATATTTCCGGCAAATCGCGACACCATCACTTTTGTGCGTTTTATACTTCGACGAGGGAACCAATGGATTCAAATCCTCCTGATTCTTTACCCTTCGCAACCCTCCTTCACACGAGGGAACCAATGGATTCAAATCCGCCGGATTCTTTACCCTTCGCAACCCTCCTTCACACGAGGGAACCAATGGTCCAAGCTCGCAGGATGCAGGTTCCTCCGACTCTAGTTTATGCCCCTTCAGTTTGTTATGGCTCGACACGAATTCGATTTCGATATGCCGGTCCTGCATAATGAAATACTGGGCAATCATGCCCTGAATCGTTTTCATGCGCGACGCAATCGTCGATATCTGGTTCTCAATAATGACGTGTGTCGCTCCCCGGATTTCCGGGTCGGCGTCCAACACTCTCTTGATGGCGCGACCAATGGAAATCAAATCCGTCTCGCCGGCGGTTTTCTTCTGGACGGTTTGGCCAATTTGGCGGAACATTCTGCCTTCATACCAGGAGGCGAGTTTTTCGGCGATTTCCTGCTTTTTTAGCCCCGCACAGTCGACGCCGTTCTCTCGACACGTTGTTTGAAGAGCGTCGATGCGTTTGTTTTTCAATTTGGATAGGGTGTATTCCTTTTTCGGGAGAAGGTATTCGGCGGATTTTTTTGCGTGGGTCTCGCAGAAATAGCATATAGACGGAGAAGGTGTTTGGTATTTGGAGACTTTGCCACAGAGTTTGGGCGCGTCGGATTTGCGTTTTTTGGTGAGTTCGTAACAACAAGGGTGTATTTCAACGGGGGTTTCCGGTTCTAATAGATTTGCGACGGTCCAGGAGGCGATGTTCGAGGGGATTTTCGAATCCGGAGTGGGTATCGTAGGTACCCCCCCAAGCGGGGTAACTCGTAGGGCTAAGAATCCACCATTAATAAATCCACCGCGCAAGCTGGTGGATTTTGAAGGCGCGGTGGATTCGGTAAGCCCCTCGACGAAACAGCAATAGGCGAGATTCTTGATTCCCACATCAAAACTAACAAGACGCATCGAGAGATAAATATAGGGATACCATGTATTTATCTTCGTTTGGAAGAATGTTTATCGTCTATCGACTTTTCGCATCTTCAACAATTCGTCCTGAGTAACGGCCGGGCTCACCATTTGCGCCTGCAACTGTTCTCTCGACAAATAGGCCGTTTTCAAATCGCTTTTGCTAAATCCATAAGGATGTTCCGCCTCCAACACCGATTGGTAGATTTCCGGATGGCCGTATTGCCGGATATGCAGTGGCGGCGGAATCGGTTCGAAATCGGATTTGGTGTCGAGTCCTAGCCGCTGGTAATATCCCACATCATTCGCTGCCTCCACAAAATCGCGACGAATGATTTTCGGCGCGTTGTGGGTGAGAAACTTGCGGTATTCCCAGTTGCTCGTGATGCTGTTTTCTTTTAGAAGCTGGTCATTCACTACCGATTCGGGTTGCCAAGAAGCAATGAGAGACCGGCCATCGGCCATGAGAGGCGGGAATCCGGGATACACGTTGTTGGCAGCGTAGCCGAAATGCGATTGGGGCAATTCGGTCAATGTCGGATGCACGACGGCGACTTTTTGTGATGCTAAATCGTTCGAATGGTCGTTATATAGAAATGAAAACATGGCGTTTATATATAACTAGACTTAGTTTTTCGAGAGACCTAGGATTCGAAACACTTTACTCTTTCAATAATAGTGTAATGAGTTCGTTTTTCTTCATTTTGCTCGTATCTACCGTTATTCCGGAACTGATGGCGACGGATTTTAACTGATTGATATTCATTTTTCGCAGATTATCCGCTGTATATACCGGTGTCGGTTCTTCGTCCGAACTGGATTCTTCCACTATCGTAGGTGCTTGTTCAGCAGGTTCTAGGGTCTCTTCCTGTACAGCTTGTGCTTGTTCAGGTGCTTGTTCAGGTTCTAGTTCAGCAGGTTCAGGTTCTAGTTCAGCAGGTTCAGGTGTATCTTCCTGTACAGCTTGTGCTTGTGCAGTTTCTAGTTCGCCATCAAAATCCAACTGAACGTCTTCTACACCAATATTCTTCAAGGGTTCTGTTTCGTGTTGGTCTAAATATAACTCAATGTCTTCTACCTCAATATTATTCAAGGGTGTATAATCGACGGATTCGTCGTCGTCGGATTCTTCGTCTTCGTCGGAATCCAAATCGGAGCCGGTGGAATCTGTATCGGAACCGGAATCATCGGACACGACAATCTTGTTAGAAGCTTCGCGAATAAAATACGAAACGGGGTCCAAGGCGTTAGCCGAGCCTGTGGCTAAGGCGCTTTGTGCCGAGCCTGTGGCTAAGGTGTTAGCCTTCGCTTCCGCTTGTTGCAAGGCACTTTGTGCCGACTGGGCCAAGGCACTTGGTGCTGAACCCGAATAAGTGTTTAACAATCCAGGAATCACTTCCGGCACAGATTTCACCTTTTCCGTAAACACCTCCTCTTTGACTTTCTCTACACCCTCCTCTTTGCTAGGATAAAACGCCCGCAAAAACCGTATCTCCTTCACCATATTCACCACCAATTCATACATCGTATCTCCCTTTCTCTCGACGGAAGACATACGTTGTTTGAAATGATACACCAACAACAACACGAGAATAAACACAATGCCTAAACTGATAAAGAAGAAATTCTCGATGAAACTAAAGAACCCCATTTAGTATTCGAATACAAAATATAATGAATATTACAACGAGGCTTTATGTTGATATTCGACCTTTATTCATTATTGACATTGCTGCCCAAGGAATTATATCGGTATAATATAAACCTTCTCAACCATGGAAATTGAATCCAACCCCACCACGTCTGTGTCAAATTCAAACAAACTCGTGGATAAACTCGCGGAAGAAGACATGTTTAGCGGAAAAAATTTGCTGGTGATTATATTGCTCACTCTCCTCATTCTCTCGTTTATCGGAATTAATCTCTTGTCCGTTTCCGGAAATTTGCTCAACGAACTGGCTAAAATTTTTGGTCCGACGTTCACCAACTTGGCCTCCATGTTCGGATACTCTACCGGCGAACTCATCAACAATACGGCCGACGTAGCAGCCGACGCCACCAAATTGGGTGTAGACATTGCCGAAGGAACGGCGCAAGACATTGGCAATTTGCTGAAAGCCGCCAGTCAAGGTGGTATGGACGAAAAACAAAAGAAAGAACTCGACCGGCTCCTCAATTCCCCGAATTGCCCATCTTCCGTCAAGAACGCTTTGGAAAAACACCATGGTGCCAAAAAAGACGACGCCGAACCCACCAAATCCGACAGCGCGATTCAACAACCCATCGCTTCGCAAAAATCCAAAGCGGGATGGTGCTTTGTCGGTGACTACGATGGAACAAGAGGGTGTGTCGAGCTCGACGAACACGACAAATGCATGTCCGGACAAATCTTCCCCTCGCAAAAGATGTGTTTGAACCCCGCCTATACCGCAAACATGCCGTAAACCTGTAACGACTGGTCATATGGGCAAAACCCCCATATGACTAGCTCCCTTCGGGATGTCACGTAGTATTTTCCGTTGCTCCGTTGCCGATGGGCAACAAAAAATACGACTAGACTTTAACGACTGGTAAACACGAACCCCGAGTTCCCGAGAGGAACCGGCTGAATCGAATTCACTACACAATGACTCACACTATTTGGAATCGTCGATAGATTCGATATAAGGGTCGTCTTGTCAAACACGAGATTTTGCGTCGACGTCGTGCGTGTCCCTAGATAAGCAGACACGGTTGCACTCAAATACATGGTATACACGTATCCAGATTGGGTGTAGAGAGCCATGGCAGGGAAAATTGCGGTACCGAGGAATTGCGTGAATTGCAGTGTTTGGCCCTGGATACCATTAGACAAAACTTTCATGATGATGGTGGACGTTTCTGCGGAATAGGTCTTTACCACCTGGCTATTGTACAAAACCGTTAAGGCGATATCGGAAATCGTGATGGTCATATCAGGCTTCAATACTATATCGCTCGTAATTTCGGTACTAATCGAGAGACCAATTGGCAAAGACACATAATACGTGTACGACTGCTCGTCAATCTGACTCGTGATTTGCAAATAAAAGGTGAGTCCACTCGAATCTGCGGCAAAAGCGACATCCGTATTCACTATGGTGCGCCATTTATCCGTCACTTCCGGAATGTACACCGCATAGGACCGATTTCCCGTTGCGTAATTATACAAAGGTACATCCGGATTTTCATACAAGTACATGACCGGTCCAGGCACATCAGAAGAAGAAGTAGGTGTAGGGATATTCGCGCAGGTCGGTTGATTGGATGACCGAATCGTGCCTTTCACGAGACCGGCATAGATTTGCTGTTTTGTGAGATTGTTGGTTTGCGTCGACATGCGCGCGCTTTCATACTTGAGTATCTCGGCTTTTCTCCGCATATCCAAGTCGAATTTGGTGTAGGTTTTCGAGAGATAGGGGTCGACGCTAAACAGATTGAATCGGGGAAATGGCGTATTGAATAATTGATTGAGGTTTCGTTGCTCGAATTGATTGAGGTTTTGTTGCGTGCAAAAACTTGCATCGGTAGACATGGTCGATAGATATATAGCATACCGTCATATATCTATTATTTACGGGCGAAACGTCTTATCTAGAGCCTGGTCATATGGGTTTTTGCCCATATGACCAGCGTATATGTCAAGTAGTGTTTTCCGTTGCCGACGGGCAACACAAAATACGACTAGACATTAGAACCAGTGTATGTTGCAGTGGAGTTATTGTTGTACCAGATTTGGCCTAAATAGTCGTAGAATCCGGCGCCCGAAGTGGAAACTGCGTTCAGATTCGGCCCGTAATACACTACACTATTGATTTCAAAGACAGACAAGGCATAGTCGTAATACCGCAAATTGGAGACGGCTCCGGAAAATCCGCCGTTTCCGCACAGAATAATATTGTCGTAGTTCTGTTTGGGGATATAGTCGCCCAAGGAAAGACGTGTTGTGATGACACCGTTCACATAACAATCCAACACCTTGTTTTGTAAACGGATAGCCACGTGTATCCATTTACCCACGGGGACGTTCGGGATATCCATGGTCTGTTGACTCGTCTGGCTTCCGCCATTTGGACTCACGACATCCATGATAAAATGTAATTGGGCCGTATTCCCAGCAGCAGCTTCTGTGGCAGAGGTAACATACAAACCAGGGCCGTTGTTCACGGTTGCAACACCAGTTCCATCAAAATCACTATTTCCTTTCACGAAAATATTGTAATATCTTTGACTCCCATTTGCTGTCTTCACTTGGTCGAGTTTTACCCAGGTAGACCAGGTGAATTCGATACCTGTCGACTGATTGTTCGAGCGGTATACCACAATGGGGTTGGAACCCCCGGGGTCTTGCGACACAGGAGGATAATAGGATGTGCCTGTGAGCATTCCTTTGATGATATACGGACTCGTGTTAGGAGTGGTAAACCAGTAGACCAAATACATACCCACATTCAAGAGAATGAGAAACACGATGAGTACGAGGACAATAAACATGAATTTGGCAATCATCGAATTTGCGGCTAAAAAGTCGGAACCGGCGTTCATCACATTTTTCGAAGAAAAATCGTTCATGGTCGATTGCAAATTTTCCTTTGCTGAATTTGCAGCGTTAGATATGCCTTCTGCCACTGCCTCTTTGCTCGGCAGAGCTTGTTTGGCTTCATTCATATAATCACTCATTGTATATATGAAGGCGATATATTTTATGTGTCGTATCTATTAGAAGATACTAAACTGCCGTTGAACCACGTCGTCTTTGGATACGGTCATGTTAATATTGTACGGCATAAAGTAGCTCAAGAATTGGTTGCTAAGACCATTACCGTTCAAATAATTCTTCCATACGGTAGATGCGTCTAGTAATTGAGACACCAAGATAAATTGTGTCATGTATCCTTGGATACTTGCACTGTCTCCGATAATAAGAGATGCAGTTGCACTGAATTTATTTGTCAATGTACCTCCGGTAAACTGGACGGTCTTGACAATTTTTCCGTTCAAGTAGACTTCGACTAAATCGCCGTTCACATTCACCACCACATAAATCCACTTTTGCAGAGGGATTTGGTTGGTGACCGTAAACAAGGCGGCACTTTGTTGTCCTCCATAAAGTGACAAGGTGGTGCCGTTGATAAACAGACCAATATTCATTGTGGACTTGTCGTTCTTCGTTTTGGACCGCTGGAAAATGTATCCGCCGTTACTTCCCGTCGTCTGTCCTGTCAAAAACATCCATCCGGCAAAACTATATGTTTTCGAAGTGGGGCTCTGCAATTTCTCGTAACCATACGTATATGCGTCGGGGTTGTTCAATTGAACAATACCCGAAGTGAGTGTCTTATTTGTTAAATACTTGTATAACATGTACAGTCCAACTACCACAATAAATCCAATAATAATCAGTATGTAGTTCATTCTGATGTCACCGTATAAATATATATATTTACGAAATATATTTATGCGCTAAAAGATACGGGTATCGCTCTGCTGAACATTGTCACTCAACAATTGCACATTTACGTGGTATGGGGTCAACGACGTTCCTTGCCCGTTGCCCATCATATAGGTGTTCCATACCTGCTGCGGGTTCAGATTTTTTGCCGGACGACGAAACCGAGTGACTTTCCCTTGGGTATACACGTTTCCGATATTGATGTTGCTACTTGCGTCTCCATAAGTAATGTATGCCGATGAACTCGAGTCGTTTGGCTGGATACTTGTCACCAATTTTCCGTCTAAATAAGCATCCACCGTCCCCGAATCCACATTCAAGACAAAATGCGTCCATTTCTGGAAGGGA